GCTAAAGTGGCTAATTTTGAAGGAACTGTTATACTAATATCGTCACCAACAACTACTATTGAAATATCACAATCTAATTCATACAGCATCGATGCCACCAAAACACCATGGACTATTGAATTTCCTAATGATGTATTTGGCCTACCGCTTCCTCTCATAGCTGTTGTCTTAAAATATGTCCCGTCTCTAGCAATACCTCTAGAACAGGCAAATTGTTGGGAAAAATAATCGTAAAAAGTTTCTATTATATTCTGATAAGGTGAATAAAAATTACCATTGATCAATTTTATCAATTTTTTATAAATAGGTAATTCTATGCATCTTATAAATTCTGGAAGGATATGCATGTCAAAGCGTGACCCGTCATACTGTAACAGGCATGTATCCACTCTCGACACTGATCTTCTATCTCTATTTTCATGTTTATGTAACGCTGAGCCCTTACTCTCTTCTTGTCCAGTCATGTACCTACCCAATTGTTCTAAGGTAGAATGCACTCCATAAACAATTTCTACAACTCTATTCTCGAAAAATGGGTTGATGAAGCAGTAGGGATCTTCCGTATTACATAATATGTCTTCCAGGTAATTACTCAAATGAAAAATCACAGTTCCAACCGTTGCATTATATTCGTCACTACTTGCAAAAATAATTCTTGGAGCAAACTCATCTATTACTCCATAGGCTGATTTTAACTGTAACTCTTTCTTTACAAAAATCTTGGAATTAGCATCCCTCTTAGCATCTGGTTGAGCAGATACTTTAAATAGAGCTAACAATTGTTGATTTCTACGCGCTAACGGAAACCTATTGTTCCACACAAGGAACGCATTGTCAGTACTATATTTCTTAACTGGTATGCTCTTACAAAATTTCTTAACATATTTGTTTGCTATATTCATATCTACATTTTCTATTCTTGATCCTAAAACTCTATGTGTAATACCCACCATCAAATTATGGTGGCTCATACTACACACTACAGGTAAGAAGTCTGCGACAATAGGCCCCACTCGCGTGGCTCCTATTGTTCTTTTAGCTCCAGAGTCCTTACCCTCCGAAAGATACCCTCTAAACTCCGTGGAGGGTTCTTTTAAGGTATCTATTGAGTATAGGTAAGACATAGTTTTCAATTTTAAAAATGTTTAGAATAGATTTATATAAATATGACATATTACTAAATACTGGTTTAACAGCTCTATATGTTAATATGCTCAAACCGCACACAACATAAGTGGCTGCAAAACTGGCAGCAAACATACATGCGGGAGTGAGTATCCTATGGTATCTATACCTAACATAATATGGCAACAATGGTCTATTGTCTATCTCATCCGTGCCAATGCTATCGTTTAAATATACATGCTGCGGTTGCTCGAAATAGAACAATGACAATATTTTGC